AATTATCAATATGCCACCAAGGCATACAAAGTCCGAGTTCGCCAGCTTCTTGCTGCCAGCTTGGATGATAGGAAGACGACCTAAATTAAAAATTATTCAATCAACCCATACTACAGAACTTGCTGTACGATTTGGTCGTAAAGCTAAAACATTAATGGATATGCCTGAATACAAGGAAATATTTCCAACACGTCTTCGAGAGGATTCTCAAGCCGCTGGTAAATGGGAAACAGAACAAGGTGGTGAATACTATGCTGCCGGTGTTGGATCCGCTATTACAGGTCGAGGTGCAGATTTACTTATCATCGACGATCCACACTCTGAACAAGATGCATTGAATGTAGATGCTCTTGAGAGAGCTCATGAATGGTATACATCAGGACCACGTCAGCGTTTGCAACCAGGCGGTGCAATTGTTCTGGTTATGACAAGATGGAATACAAAAGATTTGACTGGAAGCTTGCTTCGAGAATCGGGAAACTTAAAGTCTGATAAATGGGAGCTTATAGAATTCCCTGCAATCCTTCCATCAGGTAAACCTGTATGGCCAGAGTTTTGGAAGTTAGAAGAATTAGAAGGAGTTAAAGCATCTATCAGTTTACAAAAATGGAATGCACAATGGATGCAAAATCCAACGTCAGAAGAAGGTGCAATTATAAAACGAGAATGGTGGCGTAAGTGGGAAAGAGATTTTATACCACCTCTTCAACATGTAATTCAAAGTTATGATACGGCGTTTATGAAAAAAGAAACTGCCGATTATTCTGCTATTACAACGTGGGGAGTTTTTTATAACAATGAAGACTCAGGACCACAACTTATTTTATTAGATGCTATTAAAGATAGATTTGAATTTCCTGAGCTTCGAAGGATAGCATATCAGCAATATCAGTATTGGCAACCGGAAACTGTATTAGTTGAGGCAAAAGCATCAGGGTTACCATTAACTTATGAATTGCGTAAAATGGGCATCCCTGTTATAAACTATACACCTTCAAAAGGTAATGATAAGCACACTAGAGTTAACTCTGTTGCACCTTTGTTTGAATCGGGTCAAATATGGGCACCCGTAGACAAAGAGTTTGCACAAGAAGTCATTGAAGAGTGTGCTGCGTTTCCTTACGGGGATCATGACGATCTTGTGGATTCTATGACACAAGCAGTGATGCGATTTAGACAAGGTGGTTTTGTAGATCATCCAGAGGATTACAAAGATGAACCTATAATTAGGAACAATAAAACTTATTACTAACTATGAATAAATACACTGACCTAATACAAATGTTAGAGAAGATTTTTGGCAAAGGTTCTGTTTCTAGAACTATTGGCACTCGTACAAACGTAGTTAGATTTCCAAAAGGTAAACAACCTCTAGATCCAACTAGAGGTGAATTTGATGTTGAAGGAACAGCTGTAAAAAATCCTGATTTAGTACAGACCATTGAAAATTCTATTGAAGATAGAATGGGCGACATTACTAAAATGAATGATCAAGAATTATTAACTTATACTTCAAATGTTAGAAGACTTCTAAACTTTAAAGAACCTCCAATACAAAATGCAGATGTAATAAAATTTGGAAGTGGAGAAGAAATAAAAGGAAAAGGTTTAGAAGAATTAATTGAGAAACAAGGAGTAAAAAATCCACCAACAACTGTTGCAGGTCAATTAGAAACAACAGGTAAAAGATTAGAACAATTAGGAAAAGATTTTGCTAAAGAATTTGATGCAGAAAGTATTGCTAAACAAGAAGCAGATAGACAAGCAATGATTGCTAGACAATATGAAGGCAAAGGTTATGCAGGTGGAGTATTTGGACCAAGCGGAATGTATAGAGCTGTAGCTCGAGATTTTTTACTTGATCAACATGCAAAAGGAAAAATTAAATTAGATCCAGGTACACTTAAAAATTTAGAAGAACGTAATTATATTTCTGGTGGTCAACCTTTAATGTATGCAGATCCAATTAGAGTTTTGCGTTATCACTATGGTGATGACGTGTTTGAAAAAATTCCATTAGATAAAATACCTACAGGCGCGCGATCTGAAATTATAGATGTAATGTCTAAAGTAGAAGCACCACCAATTAAAACAGAAGCTCCCAAAACTCCTGGCGGATATTTAACTCCTGGTGAGTACAGAGCAAACATAGAAGAATTAAAAAAAATTGAAGAAACAATTAAAAGACGTGAATCTAGATTTGCAGACATGACGGAAGAAGAAATTCAAAATGAACTTGCACAATATGGTGGCAAACGATCTTCTTTTGAAATTGGACTTGAGTTTGATTATCCAGAAGAATATGCAAAATATAAAACACCAAAGAAACCAGAACCAGAAGAAAAAGCAGACGGTGGAAGAATTGGTTATGCTAAAGGTAAAAGAGTTAAATCTTCTATTGATAAATTAATAGATCAATTAAATAAAAAAACTCAAAGTAAAAAATCTATGGAAACTGTTAATCCAAAAACTGGAGAAGTAACAATTCCTAAAAAACCAATTCGTAGAGCAGAAGAACCAACAGGTGTAACTGTTATGGATCCTGAACCAGATATTGTAGATGAAAGATCAATTTATAAAAAAGGAGACGCTATCACTGAAGAAAATTTTGGTAGTAGTCCTTTTGCACCTAGTCAAGAAACTTTAAACAATTTAAAAATAGCAAGAGAACAATCAAAAAAAATATCAGAACAAGATTTAGAAAATGAAATGAATAGAGTTTTAAATCAATATGACAAATCAATGTTTATAAAAGATGAACAAGGAAGGGTAGATGTAAGTAATCCAGCTAATGCAGAAAAAATGGCATTGTTATTAAAACGAGATCATCCTGAAATTTATAATCAAATTTTTAAATTGACAGAAGATATTAATCAAAAACAAACATTAGAAGATTTTGATATCACTGGTAGAGAACCTAATGCAAAAGGCGGAATTGCCGGATTGTTATAATGAGCGAAATTGAAAAGTATAAAAAGTATTTAAACTTTAAAGCAAACCCCCGTTACTTGACACGCGATTTTATTGTCCCGTTATACACAGGAACTGAACCGGACATTGTTCCAGAAGCGAGTGTCGAGCAGCAAGGAGCTGTGCAAGAGTTTAGTGAAGGTGGAAGAGCAGGTAATAAAGATACTATATTAAATACATATATTAAATTAAAAAAAGATTTAGGAAGAAATCCATCTCTTGCTGAAATGATTAGAGAAACTGGAAAACATAAAGAAACTATTTATAATTATTTAGGAAACAAAAAATTATCAGAAGGTAGATCAGTAGAAGCAGGAAAAACTGGAACGGCTGCATCTGTTGAAGCATTCAAAGCTAGAAAAGTTGATAAACCAACTCCAACTTTTTATGAAGGTAAACTTGGAGTTAAATGGCCCGATAAAGAAACAGAAGATAGATATATAAAACAAATTAAAGGAAGATATCAATATCCTGCACAAAGTTTTGAATTTAATCAAAAGGTTAAAGCAGGAGAATTATTAACTGATAAAGCTCTTGCAAAAGAATTTGGAATAAATCAAGCTAGTGTAGAAAGAATAAATAAATATATAAAAAACACTGAAGGATTATCTTATCCAAAAATTGGAATACCTGAATTAGAAAAAGAAAAACGTGAAAGAAGAAAAGCAGCAGAAAAAAAATCAAGTGATCCTGCTTATGAACAAAAAATAAGAGGAACAAAAGAAACACAAAAATCACACATGGGAGATTTATATAATGTAAAAGTTACTCCTCAAACTATTGGGTATGCACCACAAGAAATAAATTTAGCTTTAACAGGTAAAGTTGATCCAGCTTTAAAATCAATTATAGAAAAACAAAATAAACTTTATAAAAATAAACCAAAAAATTATAAACAAAGAATAGAAGATTTAAATGTTAAAGGAATGGATTATGCAGCTCAAACAGAAGGTTATAAAGTATTTGAAGCACTAGATCCAAAAACAGGAAAAAGATTTGTTCCAATTACAAGTCCTGAAAAAACAATTGATCCATTAGGAATAGCGGGTGAAACACCTTTAAAAAATTTAACAGAAAAACAAAAAGCTCAAATTGAATTAAATAGAAAAGCAGTTATGGAAGCACAAGCTAAAATACCTGCATCTGAAAAAAGAAGACTTGTTCAAATGATTGGATCTATTGGATGTCCAACATATGCTTCTGGTGGTAGAGTTAATTTTTCTGAAGGATCTGATTGTTTTAACAAAGGTTTAAAAGTTTTAGAAGAAGGTAATTTAACAAAACCACAATTAAATGTAGCAGCAAGAGCTATTGCAGAGTCTGGAGAAGAAAGCATGCTTCTTAAAAATTTTTTAAGTAAAGCAGGAAGTGGTGTTAAATTTACAGGACTAGGTGTTAAAGAATTAATATCTGTAGGAGCTGGTCCAATAGGACTTGGAGTGGGTGCATTACTTGAAGCCGGTCAAGCAGTTCCAGAACTTGCAAAAGGAGACTGGAGAGAAGCTATTCGTTCAACCACATTAGGATTTCTTCCAGAATCTATCGTTGGATCTAGAAGAACTGATCTTTTAAGAATGGCAAAAACTGATGAAGAAAAAAATGCAGCGCAACTATTATTTGATTATCAAGACAAAGTAGAAGAAGCAAATAGAATACAAGGTCAAATAGAAGCTTTAAAAAATCCAGAGTTTACATCTGTAGAAGGATATGAATCTGACCCTGGAATGAAAATTAAAGAACTTGAAGGTAAACTAAATGATTTAGATTCTTTTTTAAATTTAAATATAAAAAAAGTAAATAAAGTAACTCCAACAATTGTAAAATTATCAGATAGATTAGTTGAATCTAATGTAAGTAATATAATTGATCCTGCTACTGGGAAACCAACTATGTTTGGAAAAATAATCGGAACTACTTCTGTACAAGATAAGAAAAAATTATCTGAAGAAGTTCAACAACAAGTTTATCAAGAAGAACAACCTGAAGAAAAAACAACACCGTTTCAAGAACTTCCTATAGTAGGACCAGATGATTATATTAATGAACTTCAACAATATCGTTCTGGAGGAAGAGTTGGATTAAAAGATGGTGGTGGACCTAAAATATCTAGAAGAGGATTTTTAGGATTTTTAGCAGGAGCAGCCGCAGCACCATTTGCTGGTAAATTAATTAAAGGTGAAAAAGCTGCCCAAGCTACAAAAGTCGCAGCTAAAGTTTTACCAAAAGTTGCAGACATGCCTGAATGGTTTCCGTCACTAGTGGCAAGAATCGAAAAGGAAGGAATTGATATATCTCCTAAAGCAACAAGAGTTGAAGATATAAGAACAATTAAAAAAATAGAAGTACCTGTTGCTGGTGAAAAAAAACCAGACATAATTACAATGACTCAATATCCAAATGGTACTATTCATATTGAAGCAGATGTTTACGGAGGTTCATTTGATTCTCCATTTGATTTACATTACAAACCACCTAAATCAGATATGGATTTAGAAACAGGAAAAGCCATAAATTATCCTGGAGAATTTAGTGTAATGGAAAGTAGACCACGCCCTGTATATGATCCACATAGTGCTGATTGGGAATTAGAATATGAAAATATGTCAGTTAAAGATGCAGTAAGTGATCTTGAAAGAGTTGAGAAAATTGCAACTGGAAAAAGAATACATCCAAAAAGAGTTGAACAACGAGAAAAAGCTAGAGCTAATGTAGAAGATAATCCTTATGAGGATATTATAAATAGATATGGAGAAGTAGATACTCCTGATTGGTGGGACCCTAATGATTAAAACTAAAAGATTAACTAGAACAATACCTCCCTTACGTGGACCTAACCCGCAAGGCTTGAATATTAGTTATAATACTGTTAGAACAGTTAAATCGGAGAAAATAACAAATGGCAGAAATAGAAAAACCTATTCCAACAATAAGTAGACCTTTAACTCCTGAACAGGAGACAGATCTTGTTATTAGTGAAACAGAAGAGATAAAAACATCTCCAACTGAAGTTACTGAAAACGAAGATGGTAGTGTGGATATTAATTTTGATCCAACAAAAGATTTATCAGGTGAAACAGAATTTAATGCAAACCTTGCTGAAGTCATTGAAGAGACAGTTTTAAATAGATTAGGATCTGAACTTTATCAAGATGCACAATCTTACAAAGATTCAAGAGCGGATTGGGAAAAAGCTTATACTCAAGGATTAGATTTACTTGGATTTAAATATGAATCAAGAACAGAACCATTTCAAGGTGCATCAAGTGCAACTCATCCAGTACTTGCAGAAGCAGTTACACAATTTCAAGCTTTAGCTTACAAAGAATTATTACCACCAGAAGGACCGGTGCGAACTCAAGTTGTTGGTGCAACAACTCCTGAAATAGAAGATCAAGCAGAACGAGTTGCTGAGTTTATGAACTATCAAATGATGGATGTCATGAAAGAATATGAAACAGAATTTGATCAAATGTTATTTTATTTACCACTATCAGGATCTACATTTAAAAAAGTTTATTATGATGAATTATTAGGAAGAGCTGTTTCTAAATTTATTCAAGCTCAAGATATTATTGTTCCATACACTGCAAACAGTTTAGAAGAAGCAGATTCAGTTATTCATGTTATTAAAATTTCAGAAAACGAATTAAGAAAACAACAAGTCGCAGGTTTTTACAGAGATATAGAATTAAAAGCTTCTGATGAATTAACTCAAGATGATGATGTTAGATCTAAAGAAAGACAATTAGAAGGTGTGACTATGAGCGGTCAGACTGAAGATGTTTTCACTTTATATGAATGTCATGTTAATTTAGATTTAGAAGGTTTTGAAGATAAAGATTCAAATGGTGAGCCCACAGGAATTAAATTACCATACATTGTAACTATTGAAGAAGGATCTAGAGAAGTTTTATCTATTAGACGTAATTTTTCTGAAACTGATCCTAAAAAACAAAAAATACAATATTTTGTACACTTTAAATTTTTACCGGGATTTGGTTTCTATGGTAATGGTTTAATTCAAATGATTGGTGGTTTATCAAGAACTGCAACTCAAGCATTAAGACAATTATTAGATGCAGGAACATTATCTAATTTACCTGCAGGATTCAAACAACGAGGAATTAGAATTAGAGACGATGCTCAATCTATTCAACCTGGTGAATGGAGAGATGTAGATGCACCTGGAGGAAATTTAAGAGATGCATTTATGACTTTACCATACAAGGAACCTTCACAAACTTTATTAGCATTAATGGGGGTCGTGGTTCAAGCAGGTCAGCGCTTTGCTTCGATAGCGGACATGCAAGTAGGGGATGGGAATCAGCAAGCAGCAGTGGGCACGACCGTGGCTTTGCTGGAAAGAGGGAGCAGAACAATGTCTGCTATTCACAAAAGAATTTATGCCTCAATGAAGGAGGAATTTAAGTTATTAGCAAATGTATTTAAATTATATTTACCACCAGAATATCCATATGATGTTGTGGGTGGAGCAAGAACAATTAAACAAGCCGACTTTGATGATAAAGTAGATATCATTCCAGTTGCTGATCCAAATATATTTTCACAAACACAAAGAATATCTATTGCACAAACTGAAATGCAACTTGCAATGTCTAATCCTGGAATTCATAACATGTATGAAGTTTACAGAAATATGTATTCAGCATTAGGTGTAAGAGATATTGATAGAATTTTAAATAAACCAGATCAACCCACACCAAAGGACCCTGCGTTAGAACATGTAGATGCTCTTGCAGGGAAACCATTCCAAGCTTTTCCAGGACAAGATCATAGAGCGCATATAACTTCTCATTTAAGTTTCATGTCAACTAATCTTGCAAAAAATGCTCCAGTGATTATGGCTGCATTAGAAAAAAATGTTTTTGAACACATATCTTTAATGGGTCAAGAACAAGTTGAACTTGAATTTAGAAATGAAATTGCTCAAGTAGCTCAATTAACTCAAAATCCACAAGCTCAACAGAATCCACAGACACAAGCAATGGTACAAAACATGCAACAGAAAATTGAATCTAGAAAAGCTCAAATTATTTCTGAAGCAATGGAAGAATTTATGTCTGAAGAAAACAAAATTACATCACTTATTGATAATGATCCAATTGCAATGTTAAGATCTAGAGAATTAGACCTTAGAGCACAAGAAAATGCATCTAAAGAACGTGATAATCAAGAAAGAATCAATCTTGATAAGATGAAAACTATGATGAATCAGTCAACAGACGTTCAAAAGCTTAAACAAAATGAAGATTTAGCTAAATTAAGAGCAAATACATCATTAGAAAAGACTATTTTGGCTGCTCAACTAAAAAAAGATAGTGAAAGATACAAAAAATAGGGTATATTAATCATATGAAAAACAAAAATAAAAAAATTGGTCAATCTAAACAAGTAAATCATTCTAAATTTACTAATTCAGATGGATATTTAGTTGGTGGAGTTGATGTTGAAATGTCAAAACCAAATGAAACTCAAACTGATGTAGTTCAAGGCCAAGGAAATATACTTCCAGAGAAAAAAAGATCAGCTAAGTGGTATTAAGCCATGTTACCAGTATTAAATGCTGTAGCACCTTTAGCAAAAATTCTTTTTTCTACAATTGAAAAATCAGTTCCAGATAAAGATTTACAAGAAAAATTAAAAGCACAAATGCAAACGCAATTGATGCAATCTCATACACAAGAATTAACTGCAGCTGCTAAAATTATTGAAGCAGAAGCAAAAGCTGGATGGTTTGCATCTAGTTGGAGACCATTATTAATGTATGTTTTAATATTTATTTTAATATGGAATTATGTATTAGGACCTGTTATCTTATTTTTCTTTAAAGCTTCAATAACTATAACTTTGCCAGGTGATGTTTGGACATTATTACAAATAGGTCTTGGTGGATATGTTGTAGGAAGAAGCGCAGAATCGGTGGCGCGCACTATGGCAAATAGACCGGCAAATAAAGAACAAGAAAACGGATAGGAGAATAAAATGGCTGGACTAGGAATACAAACAAGAGGAAATGGAATTGCTAGAGTAAATAAATCAAAAGGTGGTTATATTGACATGTCTGAAAAACATGAAGGTATGGAATCTAAAGCTGAAGAAGCTAAAGAATATGCAATGGAAGAAAAAGGATACAAAGAAACTAAATCTGGTAAAATGAAAAAAGCAGATATGATTACTGCTAAAATGTCAAAGAAGAAAAAAGGCAAAATAATGAAAGGGAAAAGATAATGGCTGGTCTTGGAATTCAAACTAGAGGAACTGGTATCGCTAAAGTTCAAAGACAAAATTTTAAAAAAGGTGGTAGTGCATTTCCAGATTTAAATAAAGATGGAAAAGTTACTAGAGCCGATGTTTTAAAAGGTAGAGGTGTATTTAAAAAAGGTGGTATGTCTAAAAGTCAAAATAAAGTTTCTAAAGTTATGAGAGAGTTTAAAAAAGGCGAATTACATTCTGGTAAAAAAGGACCAGTTGTAAAATCTAGAAAACAAGCAATAGCAATTGCTCTTTCAGAAGCTGGAAAGTCGAAGAAAAAATAATGGCTAAACGAGGACTTTGGGCAAACATTAATAGAAGAAAAAAATTAGGTATTTCAAGATCTAAATCTGAATCTACTATATCACCAAAAGCATATGCAAATATGAAAGCTGGTTTTCCTAAAAGAAAAAAAATGGCAAAAGGTGGAATAGCTAGAGGTTGTGGAGCTGTTATGCCAGATAGAAGAAAAGTTACTAAAGTATATTAATGGGCGATATTTCTTTAAGAGGTCATGGTATTGAAAGACGTAAATTTGCAAAAGGTGGAACACCTGCATGGCAACGTAAAGAAGGAAAATCTGAATCAGGTGGATTAAATAGAAAAGGTATTGCATCTTATAGAGCTGCTAATCCTGGTTCTAAATTATCAATGGCAGTAACAACTAAACCTAGTAAGTTGAAAAAGGGTTCAAAAGCTGCTAATAGAAGAAAGTCTTTTTGTGCTAGAATGTCTGGCATGAAGAAAAGATTGACCTCTGCAAAAACTGCAAGAGATCCAAACTCAAGAATTAATAAATCTCTACGTAAGTGGAATTGTTAATATAACCAACAAAGGAGAAAGACTATGGACGCTGTAACATTCATAACTAAACTGCAAAAATTTATCAGAGATTCTTACCAAAATATTGGTGATGCTATGATATCTGGAACAGTTGACAGTATGGAAAAATACAAGTATATGCAAGGACAGGCTAATGCCTACCAAACAGTAATTCAGGAAATCTCTAACCTGCTAAACAAGAAGGAGCAAAGTGATGAAAAAGGAAACGTTATCGACCTCGGAAAAGGAAGTACCAAAGATAAACCTAGGTCTTGAAGAAAAGTATAAAGAAGAAGCAAAAAATACTAGAGAACCATTAAATCCAGAAAATATAAAATCTGTAGTTGATGAGTTGCCAACACCATCTGGATGGCGATTATTAGTATTACCATTTACACCAAAAGAAAAAACATCCGGTGGAATTATCATATCACAAGAATCTTTAGACAGATTACGAATCGCAACTAATTGCGGTTACGTTTTAAAGATTGGACCACTTGCCTATCACGATAAAGAAAAATATCCGACAGGCCCATGGTGCAAAAAAGGCGATTGGGTTATTTTCGCGCGCTACGCGGGATCACGATTACCAATCGAAGGCGGTGAAGTTCGTATATTAAACGATGATGAAGTATTAGGAACTATTCCTGATCCTGAATCTGTACTTCACTATATATAAACATAGGAGGAAACTATGCCAGAAGATAAAAACAAAAAGACAGTTGATATAGATACTTCAGGACCAGAGGTTGATGTTGAGTTTGAAGACACAGCAAAACCAGAACCTGAGTTTGAAGTAAAAGAATCAAATGTTAAAGAAGTAGAAAAAGAAGAAAAGCCCCTTGCCGCTAGCTCCGAGAAGCTAGATACAAGCAGCGAGAAACAGGAGGCTAAGACAGAAGCGAAGAAAGACGAATTAGAAGATTATAGTGAAGGAGTGCAAAGAAGAATTGCAAAACTAACTAAAAAGATGAGAGAAGCAGAACGTCAGAGAGAAGAAGCTGTACGTTATGCACAAACAGTTAAAGCTGAAAAAGAACTACTTACAAAAAGATTTAGTTCTTTAGAAACATCATCTTTAAAAGACAGAGAGTCTAAAATTGTATCAGCATTAGAAGCAGCAAAAGCTAAATTAGGTTTAGCAAGAGAAGCTGGAGATATTGCGATAGAAATTGAAGCTCAAAAAGAAATTGCAAAACTAGGTTATGAAGAAGCAAGACTTCAAGAAATGAAAGAACTTGCATCTAGAGAGCCAGTTAAGCAAGTAAATACAATTTCAGAAGTAAACGTTCCAAAACAAAACACGCCTATTGGAAGTCCAAGAGCTGAAGCATGGGGAGAAAAAAACCAATGGTTTGGTAAAGATAAACCTATGACTTACACGGCTTTTGACATTCATAGACAGTTAATTGACGAGGAAGGTTATGATGCTGAAAGTGACGAATATTATGCGGAAATTGATAAAAGAATAAGACTTGAGTTTCCCCATAAATTTGATAAGAATGCAACTACGGAAACGACCAAACCGACACAAGTAGTAGCTTCAGCGAAGCGAAGTGTAAAACCAGGTCGCAAAACTGTGAGACTCACGCCTTCTCAAGTTGCAATCGCTAAAAAATTAGGAGTGCCATTAGAAGAATATGCGAAACAATTAAATATCACGAAGGAGGTATAGGCATATGGAAAACGATAAAATGAAGACCCCACGTGCGAGCCAAACTAGGGCTACTGAAAAGAGACCTACAACTTGGACTCCACCATCAAGTTTGGATGCACCGCGCCCAAAAGACGGTTTTAAACACCGTTGGATTCGACTTGAAATTTTAGGTCAGGATGACTCTAAAAACGTTTCGAATAAGTTAAGATCAGGATTTGAATTAGTGAGAGCTGATGAATATCCAGGTGAAACTTACTCAACGATCAACGAAGGAAAATACGCAGGTGTAATTGGACATGGTGGCCTTGCGCTGGCAAGGATACCGGTAGAACTCGCTAAAGCTCGTGACGAGTACTTTGCAAAAAGAACAAAGGAACGAGAAGACGCAATTAACAACGATGTCTACAAGGATCAGCACCCAAGTATGCCAATCAATAGTGAGAGGCAGACTCGTGTAACTTTTGGTGGTACGAACAAAAAATAATTTTTTTGTGATATCAACAAAGTAAATAAAAACTTAAACAAGGAAAAAAACTATGGCTAACCCAAATGCAGCTTTCGGTTTATTACCGATAGGCAAAGTTGGACAAAATAGAGATGCTCAAGGTTTAAGTGAATACAATATTGCAGCAAGTTCTTCAGCAATATACCAAAATGACCCAGTAGCAGCAGCAGACACTGGTTACATTACGGTAGCTGGAAATACTGGTGCACTATTAGGTTCACTAAACGGGGTTTTCTTTACGAATGCTTCAACTAAGAAACCAACATGGGCGAACAATCTAGCAGCTTCAAACACTGCTACTGATATTGTTGGCTATGTTAGTGATGACCCGTACGAGAGATTCGAAATTCAAGCTTCGTCTACTCTTGCTATTGCGGATATTTTCTTAAACGGAAATATCGTTTATACAGCTGGATCTTCAGCTAACTATGTATCTAAAGTTACTTTAAATACATCGCAATTAGTATCAAGTGCGGCTCAATTACGTGTGATTGGAGTTTCTAAAAACGACTCTAATAATGAAAAGCTAAATGCTACAACTTACTCTACAAACGTAGTAGTAACTGCTATCATTAGCAATCATTTCTACAAACAAACAACAGGAATATAGGAGTATAAATTATGGCTATATCAAGAGGACAACTAGTTAAAGAACTAGAGCCAGGATTGAATGCACTATTCGGCCTGGAATATAAGAGATACGAGAATCAGCACCTTGAAATTTTCGATGTTGAGACTTCAGACAGAGCTTTCGAAGAGGA